TATAAGAGACAGGATTTTAGTCTTTCATATGTAAGAAATAATATTAGATATTCTGCATTCAGATTCAAGTTTTTTACAGATAAAGAATTGACTCATGAATTCTTATCATCAAAGAAAGATGGAGATCTCAGTGTAACTACAAATGGTGCATTGGGAATTGATTTGGATGCAACAGTTAAATTAAAGTATGATAATGAGTTTCCAGAAAAACTTTACTATGTTTTAGAACCACTAAAGAATTCTCAGATTCCTGTTGCATTTACTCTAAGTTCTTTAGATAAGAACGTTGCAAATGTAATTAATTTTGTTGATAGTCCATTCTCAGGAACATTTAACATAAGAAAAGTAACAGATAATACATTCTCATACAGATTATCTGAAAGACCAGACTCAGATTCTTATGTTGCAGGACTTGCTACTGTAAGATATTCAACAATTTCAACAACTGCTTCTGGTCCAATAAATGAAGTTTCATTTATATCTAAAGGTACAAACTTAGTAAAACTTCCTTTGATTGAAAAGATTGAATCTGAGTCAGGTGTTGACTCTATTATATTCCCAAGATCAACATCAATTGGTATAGCTAAGAATATTGAGATTGATGATATTGGATTTGAGTTCCCTTCAGACAATACATTAAGACCTAGAGCATTCACACCTTCAATCTATAAGATTGACCCATTAACTTCTATTGGAACTATTGAAGTTCTTGAAAAAGGAACTAGATATACAGTTTTACCAGATCTAGTTTTACTTGATGGTTATACTAATAAAATTGTTACTGACGTAGATTTACGTTATGTTGAGGAAGATGGTTTTAGAGTTGATGTTATCAAGAACACCAAAAACTTATATGATGTAGAACCAAGATTACTTCCAATTAACAACAGTAATGGTTACAAAATTTTATCCATGACTTATGATACTGGAACTAAAGATGTTACAGTTGTTCTAGACGTTGTTGGATTTAGTACTATAACTGCTTGGCCATTTGCTGTTGGTGAAGAATTTATGATTGAGGGTGTTGTAACAAAACAACCCACTGTTGATGAAGGTTATAATTCTGTAGATTATGATTATAAAAAGTTATTTGTTGTAAAAACTGCTGATCCAAATATTGGTGGTCAGGTTCCATCATTCACCTTTAATATGGGTGATTTTGTTAAGACTACTAATGGACCAGGAATATACAATGATTTGTTCACATCTGGTAGAATAATTCCAAAGAGTTTTTTCCCAGTATTTAAAGTAAATAGAATTTCTAACAAATATTTTGTAAATGAAACTATAACAAATGGAGTTTCTGAAGATTTGGTAGTTTCTTGGGATGTTAAAAATGAATTGCTAAAAGTATTCACAAGTTTCCCAGAAAGGTATAAAATTGGAGATACTATTCTAGGAAAAACCTCTCAATCTAGTGGAACTCTAACTGAGATTGTTGGTGTTTCTTCACTTACATATCAACTTGCTGCATCAAATAATGAAAGATATAAACCTTATGATAGAAGAGGTTATTTAAATGAAGAAACACAAAGACTTCATGATAGTGATTACTACCAATACTTCTCATATTCACTAAAATCAGAAGTTGGTATTAGTAGTTGGAAAGAACCAGTAGAATCTTTAACACATCCCGCTGGATTTAAGAAATTTAGTGAATTGCAAGTAATTTCTGATGATGATAGTCAAATTGGGATCAATAGCACTGGAATTCCTACAGATCAAACTGAAACTGGTTTCACGGGCATTTCTAATTTCAATTCATATTATGATTTGAATTGTGTTCATGATATTGACTTAGTTACTGAGAATAATATTGAAAACAAATATTCAGATGAAATTAGATTCAATTCACTAGTTCTGGTAGATTATTTTGAATCTATTGGTAATAGAGTTCTTATTGTTGATGATGTAAGTGATGAATTTAATAGCACTGCAAGAGCCACTGCTTTTGTTACTGTAGATACTTTTGCTTTAAGCAAATTTAGATCTAAGAAATATGTAATGTTTACTTCTAATAAGAAGTTCCCAGGTGAAAGACAGATGATTATTGTGAATGTTCTTCATAATAACATTTACGGATATCTAACACAGTTTGGTAGAGTTGAAACTAATGATATCCATGGGTACTTTGACATAGGAGTATTTGAAAATAATGGACTACTCTTATTCTATCCAATTGAATATAGATTCACTGATTTTAACATTAGTGGATATCAATATGCAATTTCAGACACGATTACTGGAGTTGCAACTCATTACATTGGAAATAGTGATTCAATTGGTTTTGCTGGAATTCAAACTGCATTGTTACCTGAAGGAACCTCTACTTCTACAAGAATTGTAGGTATTGATTCTTCTTATACATCAGCTAAAGTTCTAGTTACACTAGAAAGTTCTGATCTACAATACTATCAATTTGATGAATTTAACATTGTTCATGATGGAAACGAAATTCACAATGTAGAATTCTCTACTTTAGCAACTGATAATTTTTCTAGTCAAGATGTTTCTCTTGGTATTGGAACTTATCAATTTGAATATAATGGAAATGAAATCGAAGTTAAGTTAAAACCAAATAGTGGATTATCAACATACTATGACGTTTCTTCTACTGTTGTAGCAATTTCGGATACTTCTAGAACTGCAATTGGATCTAGTGAATTTAATACGACAGAGACTATTGTTGCATATGGATCTACAACATCAGTTTCAATTGGTGTAGGAATCAACACTTCAATAGAAGTTATTGAATTTGATCAAAGTTATAAGGGATTTAACATATATGCGAGTGTAGAAGACATGACGAACAATATTGTTCAAATGTCTGAATTGGTAATTACTCATAACGAAACTGATTCTTATATTACAGAATTTGGAAGAGTTAGTAATGATAGTTTCTTTGAAGATGTTGGTCTAGGAACATTTACTACTTATGTTGATCCATCAACTAAAAAAGCAAGAGTCGATTTTGTTCCATATCCCGCAGATGCTGGACTTACTAGAGAAATTGAAGTTCGTTTCTTTGTAAATCAACTTCAATTGGTTGATCTTGGAGTTTCTGAGCAATTCTATAATTATGATGGTGGTAGATTCTCTACACTTTATGGAGAATATACTGGAACAGAAAATGATATTAAGAGAAGTTTTGAACTAAGACATCAAGGTGATTTAATTTTTGAAAGAGAATTTGATTCCACAGCATTAGGAACAACCGTTTCAATTAGTGAAAATGTTTTGATTCTACCAAATCACTTCTTTGTTACAGGTGAATTAGTTAGATATACAATTCCAAATGAAGATGATGTTAGAGTTGGTATTGCAACAACAACTATTGCTGGAATTGGAAGTACTGATAAACTGCCAACTGATTTATATGTTATCAAAGTTAACGATAGTAAGATTAAATTTGCAACCAGTGCAGAAAATGCATTGAAGTTTAGATCAGAAGCACTTGAAATTAATAGTGTTGGTGTTGGAACTTTGCATAAAATTACTTCAACTAATAAAGATGCTAAGGGTATCTTTACAATTGATAATATGATGCAATCTCCAATTGTTGGGATGGCAATTACAACATCTGTTAGTGAAGATATTAGTTTAGATTTGACATTAATTAATACTGCAGGAATTACCTCATTCTTTGCAAACGATATTATTCAGGTTGATGATGAGGTAATGTTAATTGAAACCGTTGGTGTTGGAACTCAAGATAAGATGAGAGTCAGAAGACCTTGGTTGGGAACTGAACTTGGTATTCATACTGCTGGTGCTTTAGTAACCAAACTTAAGGGTGATTATAAGATCGTTGGATCAACAATTAACTTCACATCTGCACCATATGGTAAAGTTCCTGTTACTGTGGATGTAAACCAGTTTGGAGTGCCTTTTGTCGATCCTTCTGATAGAGACTTTACTGGTATTACTACTAGCTCATACTTCCATGGAAGAACATTCATGAGATCTGGTATTACTGACGAAACTGAAGAAACATATACCAAGAATTATATCTTTGACGACATTTCTACCAAGTTTACTGGAATTAGAACTGCATTTGATTTGCAAGTTGATGGTGTAGATGTTGCTGGTATTTCTACTGACAATGCAATTGTACTTGTTAAGGATATTTTCCAACAACCAACAAGATCAGGTGTATCTTCAATTGCAGGTAATTATGAATTTGTTGAAGATGGTGGAGTAACCAAAATTTTATTTGACGGATCTATATCTTCAGATGATTTTACTGCAGCAGATGGTCAAGATATTAACGTTCCAAATTTACCTGTTGGTGGTGTAATTGTTTCTATTGGATCTACAAATGGTCTTGGATATCAACCACTAGTTGCTGCGGGTGGTACTGCAACGATTTCTGGATTTGGTTCAATTACATCTATCAGTATTGGTAATAGTGGTTCTGGTTATAGACCTGGTATTCAAACTCATATCAATGTAATTGCACAGACTTCTTCCGACGTTTCTATCATTGGTTATGCAACTGCTCTTGATGGTCACATCACTGGAGTTGCAATTACTAATCCTGGAACCGCATATACTAGCACAAATCCACCATTAATTAGATTTGATTCACCACTAAGTTATACAGACATTCCTTTAATTTACTCAAGTGATTCTCCTCGGGAAGGAATTGGTAGAACTGCATCTATCGATATGTTCGTCAGTAGAGATAGTAGTATTGGTGAATTCAAGTTTAATAATAATGGATATGCTTATGGTCAGGGTGAAATCTTAACCGTTGCAATTGGTGGAACTACTGGTATTCCTACAGACACTTCTAAGACATTTGATGAATTCCAAATCACTGTAAATAGAACGCATAGTGATGAATTTAATTCATGGTCTCTTGGTCAACTCCAACAATTGGATAGTCTAGACGATCAATTTGATGGTATCAGAAGAGTATTCCCAATTTCCTTCAAAGGAGATAGAATATCAATTAGAGCAAGAACTGGAAGTCAAATTGATGTATCAGCAACACTACTTATCTTTATTAATGATGTTCTACAAGTTCCCAATGAAGCATATACCTTTAAAGGTGGTAGTTTAATTATCTTTGCAGAACCAATTCCTGAAGAATATACTTCTAGAATTATCTTCTATCGAGGAACTAGAGATGTTGATGTTGAAGAGGTTGATATTGTAGAACCAATTGAAATTGGTGATAAAGTTCAGATTATGGATGATCCTCCAGCAAGGACAGAAAACAAGAGAACAGTTGAAGATATTCTATCTTCTGATATCTTACTTACTAATCCATATAGTGGCATTGGAAGATTAAATGATGAGACTGTAGAACGTCCATTGATGGCATGTAAACAAACTGAAGATCTCTTTATTAATGGTGAATATGTTGGGAAGGATAGAAAACTGTATGAACCATATATCTTCCCAACAACGAATCTAATTCAACCAGTTGGTGTTGATACTACGGTTGCTTGGGTTGAAGCAGTTACTACATTCTTTGATAATGAGAAAGAAAATCTACAAGATAAAAAACTTGGTCAAATTCAAATTGTTTCTCAGGATGAAACAAGAACTGGAATAGTAAGTGCTGTTGTTTCTGGTCTAGGGTCTATCACTAGCCTTACAATTGCAAATGCTGGTGTTGGTTATACTTTTGCACCACAAATTGCAATTGGACCACCATCATCTGGAGGCACTCAAGCAACTGCAACATGCACAATTTCTAATGGATCTATTGATGCTATTACAATTACAAATAATGGTCTTGGATATACGGGAAGTCAACTACCACCAGTAAATGTTGAACCACCAACGGTATATATTGAACCAATTAGAATAGTAGAATATGATGGTGATTATGGAAGTATTGTTTCTGTTGCAAATACAACTGTTGGTATTGGTTCAACTGCACTAGAACTAAGTCTATACATTCCACCAGATTCTTTCGTTAGAGATATTGGTATTAATCCTGGAGGAATTACAACTGAAGGTATTACTGGTCTAGTAACAAGTTACTACTTTACTGCTTCTAGAACTAATATTGGTGAAGGTGTTACTTCATTCTACAATGATGGAAGTGTACTTGGAATTACTACTGATAAGTTCAACAATGTCTTCCAAGTTTATGATATTGATAGAATTACAGAAACTGTTCCAGGAATTGGGGTTACTGATGTTGTTAAGGTTACTACTTTAGTAGAAGATGAGATTGTTCTTTCACAAGATCTTGCTACATTTGATAATGATATTAAAACCTTTGATTCGACTGATCTAACTTTTGACAGTATTGCTCCAGATAATGGTTACTTTGGAGTCTTCTCTTGGGGAAGAATTACTTGGGATCAAACTAAGAGTAGAAAAGATCCATTACCATTTACTTCTTATCATCGAAATGGTTTTGCTGGCATTTCCACTTCACCATTCGTTCGTAGAACATTCCATCTGAGATCTAAACTATATACTCAATATTGACATTAATAAAATGAAATTACCTGTGATCATATTACACGATTTTGCAAAAATCGGTGAAAGTGACAAAAAACTTATGATTGATGATGTTCTCTCAAGTAGAAGACAGCATCTAATTAGAGACTCAAATGCATATACATCAAATAACCCAATTGAGATAGATCAAACTGGGTTATTTTCTGTTTTATACTCAAAATTTACTGAAAAAGCAGAAGAGTTATTCGGTAAATTGAATTATGAATCGCATAATAGTGAACAATGTTGGGCATTTTGTACAAATAATCAATATTGGGCATTTAACCCCCATATTCACCAATGTAAAATTAATTCAGTTTACTATTTGAACGTTCCAAAACATAATGGTCATGAATGTGGACCAATTATGTTTACAGATGATCCAGAATCAGGAAGATGGGAATCTTATCAACCAAAAAATGATGATTTACTTATTTTTCCTGGAGATCTTTATCATGATCCAAATTTTGTTCCAACGGATCAATGGAGAATTTCTGTAAACATGGAAATTTGTTGTAGTAACGATATTAAATGGTCTGCTTATAAATAAGTCATAAAGTTAGTCTATCATAATGGCACTACAAGGTATATCAACTGGAACTACACCAAATGACGGTACTGGAGATACTCTCCTTGTTGGTGCCGTCAAAATTAATGAGAATTTTGAAGAAATCTACAATGCCATTGGAGATGGTACGGATTTATTTCAAGGTGATCCTAATATCGACGTTGGATTTATTACTGCTACTGGAGCATCTTTTAGTGGGGGTGTATCCATTGCAGGAACTCTCACATATGAAGATGTAACTAATATTGATTCTATTGGATTGGTTACTGCAAGAAGTGGATTAGATGTTACGGGTGTTTCTACATTTAATGATTCTATAGGAGTAGGAACTGAGATTACTCTTGAAGCATCAAGTGGTACTGTCATTGTAGGCTCTGCTGTCACCATAACATCAGAAGGTATTGATGCAACTGGTATTGTTACTGCAACTACATTTGACGGTTCTGGTGCATCATTAACTAATATTCCAAATGGTGCATTAAGTTTCTCAAATGTTTCTTATGGTGGAATTTCAGTAACTTTAGGTGGAAGTGATGATACTCCAGCATTTGATTTAATTGATGCAACTAATTATCCATATTCAAGTCTTACTGGTATCACTACCGATATTCTAGGTGATACATCACCACAATTAGGTGGAGATTTAGATCTTAATAATAATGACATCACTGGAACTGGTGGTATTAATATCTCTGGTGTTTCTACGTTCCAAGGAGACGTTCGTATTATTGATGATCATCAATTAAGATTTGGAACTTCTGGTTCTGGAATCCTTCGGATTTATACAAACGGAACTAATTCATTCTTTAAACAGACTAGTGGTGATTTAAAATACGAACTTGCTAATCAATTCATAGTTCAAAAAGACACTGGTGATGAACCAATCGCAGTCTTTACTGCTGATGGATCAGTAGATCTTTACTACGACAACTCTAAGAAATTTGAAACCACTACCAATGGAATTACAGTCACAGGATCAATTGTAAAATCTGGTGGTACATCTGGTGAATTCTTAAAGGCAGATGGTTCTGTTGATAGCAATACTTATTTGACATCATTGGGTGATGCTATACAGGATGCTGACTTCACCAGTAATGGTTTCATGAAACGAACTGGTGCTGGAACATATACAGTTGACACAAATACTTATCTAACGTCATCAACAGTCACAACTGAAGGGACATGGACACCCGTATTTGAAGGTGCTGTTACGGCTGGAACCTATA